ACAGAACCACCAGCAACAGCATTGGCATTTCGCAACACCTGTGGTGAATGTAAGGATAAAGTGCCCATAAGAGCAGCATCTGTTGGGTTAATAGCCCAATCACGATACCAGAAAAAAGGGAGCACCATTTCACCACCCTGCGAAGATTGTGGATAAATCCACAGAGATGGTCTCTGCGAGTATGTCACAATCTGTTCATCACTACCAATAACAACAGTCGGATTGGTATGATAACTAGGAATGGGATTATATTCAACAAGACCAGCACCATAATAAAAAGGAGAAGATGATAGCACAACTTTAATGTTCAGATTCATTCTAAACATGCCAAAAGTGCGCATCTTATCAGCAATATTTGTATTGGTAATAAAAGAATCCCAAACATCGATAGAACCATTTAAAAATCCACCCTCAGACCATGTTATGTTCTCTAAAAGAACAGGACGCTCCAAATAACGAGCGAGGCTAAGAGTTGAAAGTTCTGCCGATTGAGAAGGAGCGGCAACAGGTGTTCCAAGATCAACTGTAGTACCTTTGTCACCGTCGGTAAATATCGTGGTTTGTTCCGTCTCTTTGGACGGATTGGCACCACTAACAGCCATTTTTGTATTTTCAATATTTTCAGCAAGTAATTTTAAGATGCACTTTTACTCAACGGTGCAAATGAATAATTTTCAACTTATGGGTGACCAGCCCATGACCTAAATAGGACTTCGAGGAGCGCTCAGGTTCAATTACTTGTAATATCCTTCTTTAAATAAATAGAAAACTAACAAAAATTTTTAAATAAAGTGTATCTACATTACAAGGTGCCCATTGGCTAAAGACCCGGGCAAGGGCCTAAAAAGAAGATTTGAGACCTTCGCTATTTTTAGCGAAAAGGTCCCAAAAGGCCTCATACGTCAACAAAGGCGACGAGGCCAAAAAAGATTGGTACTCAACATGTTTACTCAACACATGGAGAAACATGTCGCGATATTTGTCAAAGAAGTCCTCACCATGGAAAAAAGCTTCCATTAACGCGGAGCGAATAATAGAATACATCTGCTCCTCCGTTGTAACACTCTTAGAAAGCACTGTGATACACAACATCTTGTGAATCGAGTTAATATCAAGAGGTGCCATGTACACGCCATGCGCCCGATCAAACACCCACTGACGTTTCAAAAAAGAAGCATCAGCGATGTGAATAAAGGGCACAGACGCAGATTCCTTATCAGCCATAGTGTAAACAACACCAATGGAGGCCAACTGTTTCTGCAGAACTGTATGATCAAAGAAAGAGCATTTTTTACTGACAGACATGATATTGTCATCACCATAGGTGAGCAAACTCACATGCTGTGAGAATTGTTCAACATCACCTCCAGCAAGCACATACGCATAACGCACATACAGCGAATTCGCGAGAGAGTTAATAATAGTTGTCAAGGGGTGTCCAGAGGGATTTGACCCCCAAAATTGTACAAGATCTCCATGGTAGTCCACCAAAGGGTAGGCTGTGTCATGCGCAATACACCACATAGCACCAATATCATCACTGGTAAAATTCCCACTATCCTTAGCAAGTTCAATGAGAATCTCGAAAGCAGACAAAACAAGAGCAGGTGCCATTTTCTTATCAAAAGATTTATAATCTCCCGCCACGATTCTGCCAGCCCCAAACTTGGTAACATGTTCATACGCGGAGGACCATTCTTTTGATTGAGC